TCCCGGTTCAGTCTCCCGGAACTCAAGTAGCAGCATGAATAGGTCTAGGACCTCAACCCGTGTGAGTCTATGTTTCATTGTGTCGTCTCCTGTTTAAATGTTTTTAACGAATACGTGACAGTCTTTTCTTGTGGGATGCTTGTAAAGCTTATAGTTTCCTTTGAGGTAAACACTGGCTGCTTGTGAGACTTTCCCGTAGTTTGCCTTGGTTACAATGAACCAGTGACCTTTACCCATGCTTTTAAATAGGTCCTCCCAAGTGTTCTGTCGTGACTTTTGAATCATTGGAACAGGTGCCTTGCGTGTGCGTTGTATTCTAAATGTAGACATTTTAGTTCTCCTATAGTTTTATGATGATTTCTTTTGAATCTCTTGGTGTGATCTTGTCACCTGTTTTGACATAGTAGCCGTCTGCCGCTGCCTGTTCGATGGCAGAGTATGCACTAGGTGCACGATAGGTGCCTTTATTAGTCCAACTGAGGCCATCGCTAGGCAACCAGTCGGCTTTGGGCACACTGGCCCAGATTGTGTAAAACTGTAGTTTCATATGATGAATACCTCGATTAGGATGATGGTTCCAAAAATAGCACAGGAGCCTAGGAAAGACAACAGGGCGTCAAGTGCTACTGTTTTGCAGAGTTTAGCCTTTGTCATTATAGACCACCCTGTCGTAGAAATTATAGGACAAGGGTCCTGCTGCCTGATATACAGCATCAACAATCTCTGGATACTCTGCTTCAATCTCCTCAATTTTTTGGTACGCGAATACGTCATTAGTTTTGACGGTACGTTCTACTAGCTGCAAGTACTCTTTTATCAATTCGTTCATGCTACGCTACCTCCATATCTGTTACGTAATGGTCCGCTAGTTCCTGCCAGTTGACTACACCTAAATCTATCAAATCCTGAAACATTGGGGGCACTTCTGATTCTTCAAGCATTCCCCAGATCGTTTCCTCTATATAGTCAGCAAGTAAATGCTCACCGTCGTTCGCTACCTCTTGGAAATAATCGCCCATCCAAAGATTGATTACCCATGTTTCTCTGTTTGTCCATCCGTTATAGTCTGTCTTTGTCATGTTGTGTTGCTCCTGTGTTGTGAATTGTGAAGATACTACAGCAAAGCCCACGCTGTCAACATGGGCAGTGCTTTAGTGTCTTTTAACTTTCACCGTGTCTCTTTCTGTTTCTCTTTCCCAATCCCATGTAGCAACCCTAACAGGTTCTTTGCCCCACTCAGGAAGATTAAGTTCGACTTTGATTACTTTTCCAACTCGTCTTTCGACGTATCCAGAGGCCCTCATTCCGTCATGGTCATAGGGTCCAGTCTTGACCCAACCTCCCGTAGTTACCTTTTCCCACTCAAGTCTGCCTTTTAGGTGTCCTTTTCGCTTGCCTCTGACGTATCGAGGTAGGCCGTCAACAACATCATCACCTAAGTATCTTCTAGCCATGCCCTCAATAAATTCAGAGGACATATAGCCGCCTCTGTACTCTATCGCTGCTCTTTGCGTCATCTTGTGTTGCTCCTTGTGTAGTTAATCGATGTAGTAACTCTAGCAGACTGGACAACCATTGCAACCCCAAAGCATAACTATTTGTTACAGTGATGGACCACTATATAAACTCATGATGTCTCTTGTGTTGTGCCTCGTGTCGTGCTAGGCGATCTGAGGGTCCAACATAGGCCCACACACTTGTCAACCCTAGTTTTTCACATGCAACAACCATGCCAACAACTAAAGTGGCACACAAGTTGCAACCCATGCAAAACTCGTGCCAACTTTAGACATGGCACACAAGTTGCAACCTATGCAAAACCCATGCCAACTCTTGACCTGGCACGAATGTTGCAACACTAGCAAAACTCATGCCAATCCTAATGTTGGCACACTTGTTGCTACGCAAGAATCATGCCAATTGTTGGACAAATGTTGGACCGGGGGCCGGGTTTGTCTTGTGTTTATAATTGTAGTTGCCACTCAAGCACAAAATAGGTGAAAATTAGGAATATTACACCGTGTTTCAACGACTGTAACTACTTGATTCAACACGTAGTTGTTACTCGTGCCGCCCAAAGGTAAAAATAGCTTGACTTATGTGAAGACTTATGTTATACTATAGTTGTAATTAGGGACAATTTGTGTTATGACCACTGAATTAAAAAAAAGAGGTCGTGGCAGACCCCGGAAGTCAGAAGTAGCTGCTGTAAAACCCGGTAACAAGGGTAAAGTAGGCAGACCAAAGGGTGACGCTGCTATAATCAACGAGTACAAAGCTCGTATGTTGGCTTCACCGAAGTCAAAGAAGGTCCTTGAGGCTATTTTTGATGCTGCACTGGACAACGACCATAAGAATCAGGCTTCTGCTTGGAAGCTAATTATGGACCGTATGTTACCAGTAGGTGCATTTGAGAAGGAAGTAGTGAAGGACGGTGGTAGAAACGCCATACAGATCAACATAACAGGTGTTGGTGCTGTAGACGTAAGCGACCCTAGTGACGTAATCGAAGGAGAAGTAGTTGATGAGTCTTGAGTTTTTTACACTGGAAGAGTTCAACTGCAGAGTCACTGGTGACAACAAGATGGAACCAGAGTTCCTACAGAAGCTTGATCGTTTACGTGGTGAGTGTGGGTTCCCGTTTGTCATAACAAGCGGTTATAGACACCCCATTGAACATCCTATAGAGGCTAACAAGGAAGTTCCGGGGACCCATGCTCAGGGCATTGCTGCAGACATCCAAATCAACTACGGCGGTCATCGTTTCATCATTGTACAAAAGGCACTTGAGCTTGGCTTCACAGGCATAGGCATTGCTAAGACCTTTGTCCATGTGGACACACGAGGCACAACTCCAGTTATGTGGCTCTACTAATGTTTTTCACACAGCATAAAACACTGACTGACGATGCTGAGACAACAGTTCTCACTATCCCCAATGGTTTTACTTTACACATCAATTATATCTTTGTAGCTAACCACGGCGGTAGCACTAACAGCATAGATCTCTGGTGGGAAAACAGTGCCGGTGTAGACCAAATGTACTTCTTTGACGGCACAAGCATCAATTCAGGATCTAAAGAAATCTTAGGTGGGCAGTCGGAAACTCCTATATTTGTTTTACATCAGGGAGAAGTAGTAAAGGCAAAGGCCGCATCTTCAGGCGACATAGAAGTAGCCTTTACTTTTAACCTAGTAAATCAACCGTCTTTCTTAAACAACTACAACTAATAGATGGCAACTGATCTTGACATCCAGTTACTGCCTTGGCAGCAGGAAGTGTGGGCTGACGATGCTAGATTTAAGATAGTAGCAGCAGGTAGACGTACGGGTAAGTCAAGGCTTGCTGCTTGGCTGCTAATTGTTAATGCTTTGCAGACTGAACGTGGACAGGTGTTCTACGTAGCTCCAACACAGGGTCAGGCCAGAGACATCATGTGGCAGACTCTGTTGGAACTGGGTCACCCTGTAATCTCAGGCAGCCACATTAACAACTTGCAGATCAAGCTGGTCAACGGTGCCACCATCAGCCTCAAAGGTGCCGACAGACCAGAGACTATGCGTGGTGTGTCACTGAAGTTCCTAGTGTTGGACGAGTACGCAGACATGAAGCCTGACGTATTTGAGCAGATCTTAAGACCAGCACTGGCTGACCAAAAGGGCTGCGCTATGTTCATAGGTACGCCTATGGGTCGCAACCACTTCTACGAGTTGTACAAGTACGCAGACTTAGGTGACGACGAGACTTACAAAGCATGGCACTTTACTTCCTATGACAACCCGTTGCTTGACCCGGAAGAAATCGACATTGCTAAGAAGTCTATGTCAAGCTATGCGTTTCGTCAGGAGTTTATGGCGTCATTTGAAGCTCGTGGGTCAGAAATGTTTAAAGAGGACTGGGTAAAGTTCGACGACGAAGGTATTGACGAAGGAGACTACTACATTGCAGTTGACTTGGCAGGTTTTGAAGAAGTCAACAAGAAGCGTACTAAAAATGCTAAACTGGACGAAACAGCCATTGCCGTGGTCAAGGTTAATCCTAATGGTTGGTACGTTGACAATATTATTTACGGGAGATGGAGCCTTGACGAGACAGCAGCCAAAATATTTCAGGCTGTTAGAGACTACAGGCCCGTTAGCGTTGGTATCGAAAGAGGCATAGCAAAGCAAGCAGTAATGTCTCCTCTAACGGACTTACAAAGGCGCTACGGGACGTTCTTCAGGGTTGAAGAGTTGACCCACGGTAACAAGAAGAAGACTGACAGAGTGATGTGGGCGTTACAGGGCAGGTTTGAGAATGGCTTTGTGACACTCAACAGAGGCGAGTGGAACTCTAGGTTCTTGGACCAGCTATTTCAGTTCCCGGACCCACTAACTCACGACGACTTGGTTGACGCTTTAGCTTACATAGATCAACTGGCAAACGTAGCGTACGACTATGACTACGAAATAGACAACCATGAAATTTTAGACGTAGTAGCAGGATACTAACATGAGTGAAATATTTGAGCAGGACCCTTTGTTGATAGAAGAATCTATTGAAGACTGGGTAATTACTAAGTGTGAAGACTGGCGTGACCACTACGAGTCAAACTATGAGGCACGTTTTGACGAGTACTACAGACTTTGGCGGGGCATCTGGGACCCTGCTGACTCCGACAGAGCTTCGGAAAGATCCAGAATCATCTCACCTGCGTTGCAGCAAGCAGTAGAGTCCAATGTAGCTGAGATGGAAGAAGCCACCTTTGGACGTGGCAAGTGGTTTGACGTAAGTGACAACATGGGTGATACCCAGAAGCAGGACGTGTTGTTCCTGCGTAATAAACTTACGGAAGACTTTGAGGACTGTAAGGTTCGTAAAGCAGTAGCAGAGTGTCTCATCAATGCAGCCGTGTTTGGCGTAGGTATTGGTGAGGTTGTTATTGAGGAAATGAAAGAGATGGCACCGGCCACACAGCCCATCATGGGTGGTGACTTACAGGCAGTCGGTGTCAACATCATGGAGCGAGTCAAGGTTAAACTCAAGCCCGTGATGCCTCAGAACTTCCTGATTGACCCAGTGGCTACCAGTGTTGAGGAAGCCATGGGTGTAGCCATTGACGAGTTCGTGAGCTTACATCAGGTGGAACTGCTGCAGGAACAAGGCGTGTACAAGGACGTTTACGTCGGTACTGCTGCTCCTGACTCTGACTTAGAGCCTGACCAAGACATCACGATTTACAGTGACGACAAAGTGCGTCTTACGAAGTACTACGGTTTAGTGCCACGAGAACTGCTGGACAATGCTACAAAAGAAGAAGACGAAGAAGAAGTAGAACTCACGGGTTCTGAATCTAAGTCTAAGTACGTAGAAGCAGTAGTTGTGATTGCCAATGGTGGAGTCCTGTTGAAAGCAGAGGCTAACCCTTACATGATGCAGGACAGACCTGTAGTTGCTTTCCCGTGGGACGTAGTACCCGGAAGGTTCTGGGGTCGTGGCGTATGTGAAAAAGGTTACAACTCACAGAAAGCTCTTGACACTGAGTTACGAGCTAGGATTGACGCCCTGAGCCTTACGATTCATCCCATGCTGGCTGTGGACGCCACTAGGTTACCACGAGGTGCTAAACCTGAAGTACGTCCGGGTAAAATGATTCTAACCAGTGGAGATCCTCGTGAAGTTCTACAACCGTTTAACTTTGGTCAGGTCAGTCAGATCACTTTTGCACAGGCAAGTGCTTTGCAGCAGATGGTACAACAAGCTACTGGTGCCGTGGACTCTGCTGGCATTGCGGGTTCAGTCAATGGAGAAGCAACGGCTGCTGGCATTAGTATGTCTCTTGGTGCTATCATTAAGCGCCATAAGCGTACACTGATTAATTTCCAGCAGTCTTTCCTGATACCTTTTGTCAAGAAGGCAGCCTACCGTTACATGCAGTTTGACCCTGAGAACTACCCTGTTGCTGACTACAAGTTCAACGCCACTAGCAGCCTAGGTATCATCGCAAGGGAATACGAAGTCACACAGCTTGTACAACTACTACAGACTATGCAAAAAGACTCACCGTTGTACAACACGCTGATCCAGTCCATCATAGACAACATGAACTTGTCTAACCGTGAAGAACTTATTGCAGCAATGCAACAAGCGATGCAGCCTAACCCAGAAGCACAGCAGATGGCACAGGCAGCACAACAGGCGCAGCTTGAGTTCCAGCAGTCCCAGACAGCAGCACTAGGCGCACAGGCTCAAGAGTCTGCTGCTAGGGCTTCTAAGCTGGCTGCTGAGGCACAGGCTGTACCTATGGAGCTAGAGATTGACCGTATCAACGCAGTCACTAGGAACCTCCGTGAAGGAGACGCAGAAGACAAAGAGTTTGAACGCCGTATGCGTGTTGCAGACACTCTTCTAAAAGAACGACAAATTAAAGGTAAAGAAAATGTTGACAGACAAAGAACTCCAAGTTCTCCTGAACCAAGTAGACAAGTTTCTCCAACCCCGTTGGGCGCAGTTAGAGGACTTGACACGCCAACTAGAGGAAATCAATAATGCCAAGGGAGAAGGACCCAAGACTGGAAAGAGCAGGAGTAAGCGGCTACAACAAGCCGAAGAGGACTCCTAATCATCCCACTAAGTCGCACGTAGTAGTTGCCAAAGAAGGTGACAAGGTTAAAACTATTAGGTTTGGACAACAGGGAGTCAGCGGTGCGGGTAAAGCCCCTAAGTCTGAGAAAGATAAAGCCAGACGCAAGTCATTTAAAGCTCGTCATGCAAAGAATATTGCAAAAGGTAAAATGTCAGCAGCGTACTGGTCAAACAAGGAGAAGTGGTAGTGGCAGGTCTATATGAGAACATCCACGCTAAACGTAAGCGAATCGCTGCAGGTAGCAAGGAGAAGATGCGTAAACCGGGTTCCAAAGGTGCACCCACCGCAAAAGCTTTCAAACAAGCAGCCAAAACAGCCAAAAAGAGGAAGAAATGATGGCTAAAGGCGTACCTCATTACTTCAGAGACGGAACAAAACACACAGGTGCCACACACAAGATGCCCAATGGTGAAGTACATTCAGGTGCTTCCCACGGTGCAACTTCTAAAAAACTGTTCCACTTAGACGAACTTTCTAAAACAGCTAAGGAGAAAGCTATGATGTACAAGTCTAAACCAGCAAAACCAAAGGCTAAATCTAAGCCCAAACCCAAGAAAAAGCCTATGAAAAAGGGCTACTAAATAATACTTGACTTTTAACTAAAAACATGCTATACTATAACTGTAGTATAAACAAAGGGAAACTATGAAGCCTGAGCTTGAAACTTACTTCAACAACTACAACGAACTCTTCAATTCTGAAGGTTTCAAACAACTCATTCAAGAGCTTTCCAATAATGCAGTAACTTTAGCTGACATTCAGACAGTTAAGGACACTGAAGACTTCTTATTTAGGAAGGGTCAAGTTGCATCTTTAGCTTCTGTAATTAACTTACAGGCAACTATTGAAGCAGCTAGAGATCAAGCTGAAGAAGAAGAAGAAGTAGATGATTAAAGTATACGACTTTCGTTGTAACAACGGACACGTATATGAACAGTTCGTAGACTCTGGCACCGAAATAAGTAGGTGCAAGTGTGGTGCCAGTGCTACAAAAATGCTGTCTGCCCCGGCTTTTATACTTGATGGACACACTGGGGACTTTCCCGGTAGACACATGAAGTGGGTAAAAGAACACGAACAAGCAGGTAGATCAAACTCATCTCCATAATGACTAAGTTCACGGAGTTTAATTATGTCTAAAGCGACGATGGTTGACATGCAACCTGAAGAGGCAAATGCAGAAGAAACCATAGAAAACGAAGAACAAGAGATTCAACACGAAGTTGAGCAACCTCAAGTAGAAGAACCTACAGTACCAGAGAAGTACCAAGGCAAGTCCTTAGAAGAAGTAGTACAGATGCACCAAGAAGCTGAGAAGCTTTTAGGTCGTCAGTCCTCTGAAGTAGGAGAACTTCGTAAGGTAGTAGACGACTACATTTCTAGTCAGACACCACCAACAGCACCTCAACAACAAGTTGAGCCTGAAGACGATATAGATTACTTTACAGACCCTCAAGCAGCAGTCAATCGTGCTATTGAGAATCATCCTAAGATCAGAGAAGCTCAGGAGTACACTGCTCAGTACAAAAAACAATCATCTCTGGCAACGCTTAATAATAAGCATCCAGACATGCAGGAGATCCTTCAGGACCCTAAGTTTGCTGAGTGGATACAAGCTTCAAAGATTAGGACTAAATTGTTTGTAGACGCTGACCAGCGATACGATGCGGAAGCTGCTGACGAACTGTTTTCACTCTGGAAGGAGCGTAAGACAGTAGCACAGCAGACAGTGCAAGTTGAAAAACAAGCACGTAAGCAGCAGATCAAGGCAGCCAACACAGGCAATGCACGAGGCAGTGCTGAAGGTAGTCGTAAGAAAGTGTATCGTAGGGCCGACATTATTAAACTAATGAGAACAGACCCTGAGCGTTACCAAGCTTTATCAGAGGAAATCTTAAGAGCTTATAGCGAGGGTCGAGTCAAATAATCTAAAGGAGATTAAGACTAATGGCTACTGCTACATATCCCGGAGCAGCGGGTAATACTGCAAAGACGGAAGCGGCAACGTTTATTCCAGAAATCTGGAGTGACGAGATTATCGCTGCTTACCAAAAGAACCTGAAGATGGCACCTCTTGTCAAGAAGCTCGCTATGAGTGGCAAGAAGGGCGACAAGCTTCACATCCCTAAGCCTGTACGTGGCGACGCAAATGCTAAGGCTGCTGACACTGCAGTTACTATCATTGCCAACACCGAAGGCGAATTGACTGTTGACATCGACCGTCACTTTGAGTACTC